GATCAAGCTAAGACTTTCATCTATGCTTTTATCTATGGTGCAGGACCAGCTAAGATTGGTAAGATTGTGGGTGGTGATGCAAAGCGTGGTCAGGAGTTGATTGATACGTTTTTGTCCAACGTACCAGCACTTGCAACCTTCAGACAAAAGGTTGACAGAATAGCACAGACAGGTTATCTTCCCGGTATTGATGGTAGAAAGCTTGTTGTGAGATCTGCTCATTCAGCAGTAAACCTTTTAATTCAGGGTGCAGGTGCAGTTATCTGTAAGCAGTGGTTAGTCGAGATACATAAGCTGAAGGTTAAGAACAAGATAGATGCCAAGCTACTTGGGAGCATCCACGATGAATATCAGTTTGAAGTTCCTAAGTATGAAGCAGAAAGATTTGGTAAGATTACAAAGCTTGCCATAAAGAATGTAGAAAAGCTGTTGGAGGTAAGATGTCCTCTTGACAGTGAGTATCATATTGGTATAAACTGGTCGGAGACACACTAAGATGGAACAGTTAAAGCTACCTTTTGACTTTAGTAAGAGTGATGACCATTGGTATAGAAAACTTCTAATGGAACTAACAGAACAACACGGGTATCTATCTACTGTAGATCTAAACTCAATCGCCAAAGCAATCATAGAAGATGCGGAGGAAGAGTATGAAAAATATTGAGAAAACAAAAATGGTTGAACTACCTATTTTCGATGAAGATATAATTAAAGCTAGATCCTTTGCCAAAAATTTAGGTGTATTAAAAAATTCTATAACAAAAGGACAGCATAGTATTTATGGGTTTCTAGGAGAGATATTAGTATCTAGATATCTAGACATGCCTTTAAATAATACATATGAATATGACATAAAAAATATTGGTGGACTAACCCTTGAAGTAAAAACAAAGAGATGTACCAGTTCACCTAAAGAAAATTACGATTGTTCTATAGCTAACTTTAATACAAAACAGAAATGTACTTATTATGTATTTGTCAGGGTTTTAGCAGATATGTCGAAAGGTTGGTTATTAGGCTATAAGAGTAAAGAAGACTATTTTAAAAACTCTATCTTTATGAAACGTGGAACTGTTGATCCATCTAATAACTTTACAGTTAGGGCTGATTGCCACAATATGAAAATTAGTAAGTTGTCAGATATTAAAAATTTAAAGATAATGCTTGACAAAGAAGTGTGAGTGTAGTACAGTTGCGTTTGTAACGGGCAATAATGCCTCTTAACAAGGACTTAGAAAAGGAAAATTGAAAATGGCTAAACCAAAGAGTGAAGCATTTGCATCTCGCATTGTTACTGGTAAAGTTTATTGGGCTTCAATTACTGAACCCAATACAACATTTGAGCCAGCCTATCAGGTTGACCTCTGCCTAGACGAGAACACTAAGAAATTAGTTGAATCGGACGGCCTTACAGTTAAGAACAAGGGTGATGAGCGTGGTGACTATGTTACTCTAAAGCGTAAGGTAATGAAGCGTGATGGTGAGAAGCGTCAACCACCACGTGTTACTGACTCACAGTGCAATCCTTGGGATGGTAAGCTAATTGGTAATGGCAGTATTTGTAACGTCAAGTACACCCCCTATGAATGGAACGCTGCTGGCCGTTCAGGTGTTTCTGCATTTCTTGATGCAGTACAAATTATTAATCTTGTAGAGTATGGTGGCAGTAACGACTTTGAAGCAGTCGATGGTGGGTATGTCGTTGGTGGGCATATCATGGATACCGACAAAATTGCTCTTTGAGGCAGTGAACCTCTAGTATAATTCACGGGGCTATCAATTTTGGATAGCGTAAGGTATGCAGGAGAGGAGCGGGACTGCTACCATCTTTGAAGTGGACATATAAAGAAAGAGGAAACTATGGTAAGTAATGAAAAGCGTGTACTATCTGCACTAAAGCGTAAGATGCGTGTAACTCGTAAGACGGCTATTGAACACGGCTGGTGTGAGAACCTGACCGCTACCATTTCTCGTCTTCGTAAGCTAGGCTTTGTTATTGAAGCCCTTCGTGCTGTGACACCTGAAGGTGATTCATACACTCGCTACAAGCTGGTATCTTCTCCCAAGAATGATCCGTTTGCTGTAGCAGCATAAAGAAGTAACTTGCAGGGGCAACAGCTATGAATAAAACTATTGACACGCTGGTAGAAGATATCTACGATCTATTTACCAGTGATAATAAAAATAATATAGAGGAAGAAGACCTTAAAAAACTTGTCGATGGTATTTCATATGCTGTTGTCTCTGCTCTTTCTAAACGAGATAGGAAAAGTTATCTACGTCTATCAATGATTGGGCATCCAAGTCGAAAGATTTGGTACGAGTTAAATGAAGCTCCTAAACAGAAACTGTCTGGTCCTACATTTATTAAATTTCTTTATGGTGATATTCTAGAACAGCTTCTTATTTTTCTTTGTAAGGCAGCAGGGCATGAGGTGAGTGACCTTCAGAAAGAGGTGGAGGTTGGTGGTGTCAAGGGGCATCACGATGCTGTAGTGGACGGTGTACTCGTAGATTTCAAGAGTGCATCGTCCTACAGCTTTAAGAAGTTTAAAGAGGGTACAGTTCTTAATGACGACCCCTTTGGTTACATAGCACAGATTTCTGCTTACTCTAAAGCTAACAACAATCCTAAAGCTGGCTTTGTTGCCATTGATAAGTCAGGCGGTGAGATTGCTTACTGTCCCATTCATTCTATGGACATGATAAACCCAGAGGTTAGAATTGAGCAGCTTAAAGCTTTACTTGAAGAAGATACTCCTCCTGACAGGTGTTACGATCCAGTACCTGATGGCAAGTCTGGCAACATGCGTCTTGCTGTTGGTTGCAGCTTCTGTGATTTTCGTGCTCATTGCTGGAGTGATGCTAACGGCGGTAAAGGTATCCGTACATTCCAGTATTCAAATGGTCCGAAACAGTTTGTCAGGGTTGTAAAAGAACCTGACGTTCCTGAGATAACATGAGTAAAAGAAAGTACAGATCAGGTTCAGAAGAACGATTGGGCAACTTCCTAAAAGAAAATAAAGTTAGAAATAGATACGAACCTTATAAAATTAAATATCAAGTTTCTTTATTAAGAAGGTATCTCCCTGACTTTGTTCTTTCTAATGGTATTATTCTTGAAGTTAAGGGGCGGTTCGTGTCTGCTGACAGACAGAAGCACCTCTACATTAGACAGAACCATCCTTTAATTGATATTCGTTTTGTCTTTGATAATCCCAAATCAAAACTTTACAAGGGTGCTAAGTCAACATATGCTGACTGGTGCGATAAACATAACTTTAAATATTGTGCATCAAAAGATGTAAATATTTTATTAGAGTGGACTAAAGAAAAAAGTGGTTGACAGTAGCATCAGTTTAGATATAGAAGAGTTGGTAGACAAACACGCACCACCTGAGAAGATCCTGTTTCTCTGTGTGATACTTCAAGCATTGCTGGATGCTACGAAACCTTCAACAGGTATTGAGCCAGAGGAAGAGAAGATTGCTAGACAATCAGCCAAGGCATGGTTCTTTGCATCTATAGGAGTTACTGCTGAAGATTTTATTGCAGTCTGTGATATGGCTGATGTAGATTATATCCAGATGCGAAGCTTTGCATACAAAGTTCTAAGATCTAAAGAAGTAGAATACACTCGACGCCGTATCAACGCTGTACTATCTTTCAAGTGAGGGAGCACACTATGGAATATCCTGTACAAAAAGACGCACACTATAAAGAGGCTATTGATAGCATGTATTCTTACAACGAACCTGATTATCTAAATGAGATAACTCAGTACATATCTAAGACTTATACACAACATTATGCACAGAGTAAGTATCAAGCTACAGAAACCATCATTGATGCCAACTATGGTGAAGGCTTCTGCATGGGTAATATCCTGAAGTATTGGAAGCGTTATGGTAAAAAAGACGGCAAGAACAAAGATGACTTGCTAAAGATTATCCACTATGCGATAATTATGCTTTACATTCACGACCAGACTAAGGGGGATACCACTAATGGTTAACAACTATTTACCTACAGACTATCAAACATTTATTGCTCTCTCACGTTACGCTAGGTGGCTTCCTGAACAGAACCGGCGTGAGACTTGGCCTGAAACAGTCGGTAGATATATTGACAATGTTGTACGCAAGGTAATCCCTAACGAGACTAAGGTTATTAAAGAGCTAGAAGAGATGATCCTCAATCTTGAGGTCATGCCCTCTATGCGTATGATGATGACCGCTGGACCTGCTCTTGATCGTGACAATACCTGTGCTTATAACTGTTCTTATCTTCCTATTGACGATCCTAAAGCCTTTGACGAAGCCATGATGATCTTACTCTGTGGCACAGGTGTCGGTTACAGTGTAGAATCTAGGTATACTAACAAGCTGCCTGAAGTCCCTGACAAGCTGTTTGATTCTGATGATGTTATCAAAGTTCACGACAGCAAGGAAGGTTGGGCTAAAGCTTTTCGTAAATTACTAGCTCTTCTATACTCAGGAGAAGTTCCTAAATGGGATCTATCTAAGGTCCGCCCTGCCGGTGCTAGGCTTAAGACTTTTGGTGGTCGTGCTTCTGGACCTGAACCCCTAAATCAATTATTCCAATTCTGTGTTGAGGTGTTTAGGAAAGCTACAGGTAGAAAGCTATCTACTGTTGAGTGCCATGACATTATGTGTAAGGTAGCAGATATTGTTGTGTCTGGTGGCGTTAGGCGTTCTGCCATGATCAGTCTGTCTGATCTACAGGATGACAAGATGCGTCATGCTAAATCAGGTGAGTGGTGGACTAACTCTCCCCATCGTGCTCTAGCAAATAACTCAGCTATCTATGAAGAAAAGCCAGACTCAGAAACATTCATGCGTGAGTGGCTCTCTCTGGTTGAGAGCAAGTCAGGTGAACGTGGTATCTTTGCTCGCTATGCAGCCAATAAACATGCAGCAAAGAATGGACGGCGTGATGTATCCTTTGAGTTTGGAACCAATCCATGTTCAGAGATTATCCTTCGCCCATATCAGTTCTGTAATCTAACGGAAGTTGTTGTTCGCCATAATGATACAGAAGCCAGCATAAAGAAGAAGGTTCGTGCTGCTGCTATTCTAGGCACAATTCAGTCTACCTTTACTAACTTCCCCTATCTTCGCAAGGTTTGGAAGAGGAACACAGAAGAAGAACGTCTACTAGGTGTCTCGCTAACTGGTATTATGGATGCTCCTATTACTAATAAACCTGATCCTAAGTTTTTGAGTATTCTTCGTGACCATGCCGTGAAGGTAAATCAGGAATGGGCAGATAAGCTATCCATTCCTCACTCTACAGCGGTGACTTGCTGTAAGCCCTCTGGAACCGTCAGTCAGCTTACTGACGCTGCTAGTGGCATCCACGCCCGCCACAGTGAACATTATATACGCACTGTGCGGTGTGATATTAAAGATCCACTAACACAGCTAATGACTGATGCAGGTATTCCCAATGAACCTGAGAAGTTCCACCCTGATCGTGTAACAGTCTTCTCCTTCCCAATGAAGGCTCCTATAGGGGCTGTAACCCGTAATGACATGACTGCCATTCAGCAGCTTGACATGTGGAGAACATATGCTCTATGCTGGACAGAACATAAGCCCTCAGTAACTATTACAGTACGTGACGACGAGTGGGTAGGTGTTGGTGCTTGGGTTTATGAGAACTTTGATATCTGCTCAGGCATCTCATTCCTACCACATTCGGATCACATCTATGATCAAGCTCCATATCAGGAATGTGACGAGGCCACGTACAATGATCTACTAGGACGTATGCCTAAGAATGTAGACTGGTCTAAAATCTCAGACTATGAGCAACAGGACAACACTACCAGCAGCCAACAGCTTGCATGTACAGCAGGAGTTTGTGAAGTAGTGGACTTGGTTGAGCAGTGATAAAAGACTATCCTTACTACGTATTCGACAAGGAACTTCCCCTAGAATTATGCCAAGAGGTTATAAAACTAGGGGAAGATGCCGAAGTAAAAAGAGCTATGGTTTATGAGGATGGTAAAGATAAATCAGATCTTGGAATCAGAAATAATTCTATATCTTGGCTCAATTATACGGAGATAAATACGCTTCTTGCTGTTTATGCAGCCAGAGCAAACAAGGAATCAGGTTGGGATCTAGACGTAGAAGCCTTTGAAACTCCACAATTTTGTCGGTATGAACCGGGTCAATATTACGACTGGCATATTGATACGGGAGTGGATGAATCAGAAGAACTTCTCTACAGAAAGCTTTCTATCGTAGTTTCTCTTAATGAAAACTATACTGGTGGTGACTTTGAGATGGGAATGTTTTGTCCGCCAGATTCCCCAAACAGATCAATGAAGATTCCTCAGTTGAGAAATACAGGAACTATTGTGGTCTTCCCATCCTTTATGTACCACAGGGTTGTACCAGTAGATCAAGGCACAAGGTACAGCATTGTTTGCTGGTTTAGAGGACCAAACTTCACTTAGTTCTTGACATATAGTAATTTTACTGATATAATTAATATCCATTTAATAACAAGAAGACACTGAATGTTCCATAAATCTGCAACTATCTATATCGGTTATGATCCTTCAGAAGAAATCTACTGTGATGTTTTGAAGAAGTCTATCGAAGCTAATACAAAAGATAGCTATAATATTGTTCCTATTGTACAGGAAGGTGTACGTAGGTCTGGTTTGTATTGGCGTAGTCCTGAATTTACCGCAGAAGGACAGGTAGATTCATTTGATCGTAAGCCTTTCTCAACAGAGTTCAGCTTCACACGGTTCCTAGTCCCCATGCTAAATCAGTATAGCGGGCTTGCATTATTTATGGACTGTGATATGTTTGTACGTTCAGATATTACAGAGATTTTTGATACGCTTGGAGCCAACCATAACTTAGCAGTTAGCTGCGTACAGCATGACTACACACCTAGTGATATAACTAAGATGGGTGGTAAAACTCAAACAGTTTATCTGAGAAAGAACTGGTCATCTTTTGTTCTATGGAACTGTGATCATATTAGAGTAAAAGAACTTACTACTGGTGATGTAAATACAAAATCAGGTCAGTGGCTGCATGCTTTCCATTGGCTTGAATCAGAACTTATTGGTAGTATCAAGCAAGAGTGGAACTGGCTCGATGGACATAGCCCTGAAAAAATAGAACCTAAGAATGTTCACTTTACTACTGGCGGTCCTATATATAAGGACTGGAAACCAAAGCGGGATATTGATAAAGTATATGCAGAGGAATGGAAGAATTTTTATTTAGGTAAATTAGGGAGCAAGAAGAAAAAGAAATGATAAACTTTGTAACTTCATTTAGTGCTGACGGATATAAGACATATGCAAAGAATATGCTTAACTCAGTCATCGAAAACTGGAAAGATGATCTTAAACTAACTGCCTACTATCATGATTTTCCAGAGGAACTTGTAGCGGATCTACCTCAGTCTTCTCTAATTGAGTATCGTAATCTTAATACTGTTCAAGATATGCTTGACTATCGTGAACGTATGAAAGAATATGATGGCACTATGGGTGGTAAGACACAGTACAACTGGCGTGTCGATGCCATTAAATGGTGTCATAAGATTTATGCTATGACTGATCTAGCCTTTGATCTTGGAGAGAAGTCAGCCAACGCAGGATGGATGATTTGGTTGGATGCAGATACCATCACTACCAAACCTCTGTCAGAAGAAAGAATTTTAAATCTATTTGCAGAAAAATCAGAACTTGTTTATCTTGGTCGTAAAGATGCAGACTACAGTGAGACATCTTTCCTAGCCTTTAATCTTGACTACGAATCTCCCTATTGTTTGCTTGGAGACATGCGGGGATGCTATGACATTGGTGAAGTGACTGCTTATCGTGAGTGGCATGACGGGTTTATCTTTGAACGTCTTCTCAAGATATACATTGCTCATGGTCTACGTGCTCACAACCTAACTCCCAAAGTTGAAGGTTTGGCAGCATTTGCCCAGTCTCCATTGTCACAGTATATGGTTCACTTCAAGGGTAATCTTAAGAACACCGATAAGCTCCCTAACACGGTGTCCCCTGATGTGAATCTTCCCCGCTACAAGCAGCTTGCAGATCTTGTCCGACACTATGTAACAGATAAGATTGTAGAAGTTGGTACATGGAATGGTGGTAGGGCTATTGAGATGGCTCTAGCAGCTTTTGAAAAGACAGATAAGCTACACTATATTGGCTTCGATCTCTTTGAAGAAGCAACAGAAGAAACAGATCGAATTGAACTAAACTCTAAACAGCATAATCAGTTTAGTGCAGTAATCAATCGACTAAATGATTTCTCAGCTAAGATGAAAGAAAAGGGTAAAGAGTTTACGTTTACTCTACATCAAGGGGATTCAAAAGAAACTCTGCCTTTAGCAAAAGATGAAATAGCAGGATGTTCTTTTGCCTACATTGATGGCGGTCATAGTGAAAAGACTGTACTTAGTGACTATGAAAATCTTAAAGACGTACCTCTTATCGTATTCAATGGCTACTTTACCAAGGATACTGATAGTAAAATTGTATCAGATGAATACTTAGGAGTTAACAGGCTGATTGAGTCAGTCGAGTGTCGTCGTGTTGTTCTTCCCTCCACCGACAAGGTAAAGGATGGAGGCATTGCCCACCTAGCCGTTCTTATTCAGGATGATTCACTCCCTGATATTCCAGATCAGCTAAAGCGTGTTCCTATTGTTGTACGTCCTCGTGACTGTATGCCTAAAGATTATATTATTAACAACGTCAATGAGAATGTAAAGCTAATTAAGAAATGGGGTTTTGTAAAGAACTGTAAGCCTCACGATGAACATGCAATCATTGTGTCAGCGGGACCATCTCTTGACTACAATAAACTGCGTGAAGTTATTAAGAAAACAAATGGTGTAGTTCTATCTGTAAAGCATAGCTATCCAAAGCTACTAAAAGAAAACATTCACCAGTGGGCTTGTGTAATTCTTGACCCTCGACCACTAGATGGTGTATCTACACATGGTATTGTTCGTAAGGATTTATTTGAAACAGTTGACAGTACTACCAAGTTTTTGATAGCATCCATGACCGATATTTCTGTTACAAAATATCTGATGGAAAGAACTCCTAATGTATACGGATGGCATGCTTATTCAGAAGCTGTTCGTGATGCAGCTAAAGAAAATAGCTTTGAAGTTAGTTCTAAAGCTAACATCCAAGAAAACTCTACCTTTGTTACAGGAGGTACATGTGCAGCCATGAGAGCCTTTGGCATGGCTCATATTCTAGGGTTTAGAAACTTTCATCTGTTTGGATTTGATTGTAACATTCCTGATGTAACAGATGACATGAAGAAGCAGAAAGTAGAAAACGAAAAGCCTAAGTATCTTCCTGTAGAAACTAATGGTCATAAGTTCTGGACAACAGGAGAACTTCTTGCTATGGCACAAGACTGTGAACGTCTATTCGGTAATAAAACTATCGACGCTAACATCTCTGTGTATGGGCAGAATACCCTAGTGTCTGAAGTATTTAAAGATTCGTTTCATGCTACAACTCCCCACTATCTAGATTACTTTAACAATGAATAAGTCAGCGAAGCCCCTCTCTGAAAAGCATGAGAAGTTTGCTCAAGCTTATGTAATGTATCGTAATGCAACTGAATCAGCCAAAGTTGCTGGCTATTCCGCTACGTCTGCTCATAACCAAGGCCATAGACTTATCAATGATCCTCGTATCAAAGAACGTATTGAGGATCTTGAAAAGGAGATGGAAACTAACATCAATGTCATTGAGGAGATTGAACAGCAGTATGTAGCTGCCAAGCAGAACAATCACACTAATAGTGCATTAAAAGCTCTTGAACTTCTAGCTAAAGTAAATAACAAAACAGAGGAAATTATTCCTTCTTCTGTAGCTGAACTAGAAGCAGATATTCTTAAGTATCTTGAGATCTTGGGAGAGAAGAGGGCTACAGAAATTATTCTCAAGCTATCTTGGTTTCAGGATGAAGAAGAGGAGGAGA